GCTTCTTCTATTTCTATATCCATAACATTAGCTAACTTACCTTTGCCCATTCCATACATAATACCAAGATTAACTGTCTTGGCTTGTTTTCTAGGTATACTAGCCATATCTGCTACCATCTGATGAAAGTCAGCATTACCTTCATGATACATCTTAACAACCTCATCAATCTGTGGATGTTTATCTACACCTGTCAAGGTAGCACAATAATGAACTAGCCATCTTGGTTCTTGTGATGCATAATCAAAAGACCCCCATTTGTGGCCCTCCTCCGGGATAAACAAACCACGAATTAATTTTTTGATCTCAGGATCTCGTGCAGGAATCTGTTGCAAATTGGGGTTACTTGAACTAAAACGTCCAGTAACAGTTCCACCACCATCAGATCGTAAGGAGTGAAAATCGCAATGTATTCTGCCATTATGAGAATGTTCAAGAATAGTATCAACAAAAGTCGTGTTGGCTTTGTTTATCTCTCTAATTTTTATAATTTTTTGAGCAATAGGATGAGTATTGTTCGCCAGAAATTGTTTTGTAAACATGGGTGCCCCGGACTTTTCTGTGCGAGAGTACGGAAGTTTCACAGCGTCAAAGACTTTTGCTACAGATGTGGCGACCCACGGTTCAAGGACAATTCCAGTTTCATTGACTATTTCATCTATAAGTGATTTCTCTAGTTTAGCTAATTCTTTTTTAGTTTTGTGTGCTTTGTCAACATCAACACGAACACCTTTAGTTTTCATTTCAAACAACACAGGTAACAAATCTGTCTCTAATTCAAAAATGCTCGTGCATTCCTCTTGAGTTATCTTCTTTCTTAAATGATCCCAAAGTTTTAAAGTTATTAAAGCATCTTGCTCAGCATACTTACCAACATATCTAGGAGGTAGTTGCCACATACCAGATTTAGGATCAACACCGAACTCCTCAGCCGCAGACTTTAATAGCTTTTCATCCTTGTATTCTCCGAGATAATCACGAGCAAGAGAATTAAGATTATACCATTTTCTATTCTCATCTAACAAAGGTGCTGCAATCATAGTATCTATGACCTTGCCTTTTACTTCTATTCCTTCTGCTCTAAGCCAACCTAAGTCATATAAAGCATTGTGAAATACTTTAGTGATAGTCGTGTCTGCACAAAGTTTTTTTAGCCAATTGTAAACAGTGTTCTTTGGCATATTTCCTACCTTGTGAGCCGTAGGAAAATACCAAGCACTGTCGCCAGCCCCCACAGCTATACCTATTATGTGCCCGTCTTTCCTTGTCCACCCCGGCCCAAGTTTTAATAGGTTTGTATCTTTAGTTTCTAGGTCTATAGATATGGTTTTATGTTGAGATAAATCCGGAAGTGTTTGAGGAGGTGTCCAATCCGAATCTATATTGCCCCAAGATACATCTTTTATGTCTTGATCTAGTAGATGATATTGATCATGATTTATCATTTATAATTTCTCCACCAAGTGCCGCATAACCTATAACGTCTGTCCAAGAATCGTCCTTTGAAATGTCTTCGGCAAGACGAGCAACCTTGACACCTATCATACAAGCCACAACTTCTTCTGGAGTGATTGCACCATTTAATTTTTTATCTAAAAGTATAGTCCATATATCGGCTATACGTTGATGATTCTTTTTAGCAGGACCATACTCCTTGGCTCTTTGTCCATTGATTAGTTTCTCTGCTTCCTTCAAGAAGAATTCTCTATCTTTTTTCATATGTTAAACCTATGTAATGCATTTGATTCGATTAAGTGAAGTGCTTTTTTAGCACGAGTTGCTCCCACATAGAAAGTTCTTATTTCAGAATCTTGGTCTAAACTTTCTACACAAGCCTTGGTTGAGTCAAGAAGTAGAGCTACGTTATCCGCCTCTCCACCTTTGGCTTTGTGAATTGTCGATATCCGAATCCTCGGAGTCCCCGTCAGAATTCTCTCTCCTCGTCTCCTCACTGACATTATGTATGCCACTTCCTGATCCGAGACTTTCAAGACTTTCTGCCACGGTGTCTCGTGTGAGACGTTCAAAGAGCAACTCTCTATGATATCGTTTAGAGTATAAGTTTGTTCTTGATCTAGGGAGGATAGGGTTTTTCTCCCAGACTTGGATATAATATTGGGGTTCAATATCTTCGCAAAGTTCTTCAGTTCTGATGCAGACAAGTTTTGGTTTTTGCATAGTTTAAGCCATACCTCTATTCCGTTGATAACATTTGGGGAAATAGACCAACCAGTGCCTTCTCTCCAGTAAAGATATCCATCTTCCTTGAGACGATTACATACTTTGTTTGTGATATAATTAGTTCTTGCAAGTACCAACCATTCGCCACTAGTTAAGTCTACATCAAGTATATCTCGATGCCATGTTATCGTGCCATCTTTTTTAGCGGGTTGCCAATCTTTTGTTTGTCTGGTAGACACTTTTTTTATTAAATTCTGAGAGAAATCGTGCACGGCACTCGGTACACGGAAGGATTGTTCCAAAAATAATTTATCTTCACATGAATTTAAAAAGTCAGAGACTTTCACACCCATCCAAGTATATATAGCTTGATCATCATCTCCCGCATAGTATACTTTTTTGGAGTTTGGAACTAAAACTTCCTTAACCATACGCCATTGTAAAGGAGCTAGGTCTTGTGCTTCATCTATAATAAGCAAATCGAATTGAGGCGAAGTTCCTTGCCTTATAAATTCTTCAATCATATCCACAAAATCTAATTTGTTTTTAGCTTGTTTATAATCACGGTATGCTTTATTTAATTTTTTTAGTTCTTGCCAATATAAAGTGTGATCCCAAGAATCATTAAACTGTTGCTCCAAAGACACTTCTCTTACACGAGCCATTTGTACAAGAGACATATACTTGTCCCCACCTGCTCCTATCTGAAATAAAGGTCCTTCTTCTATATTAAGTGTAGGTGCTGATCTAAACTCCAGACCAACAAGCTTACCTAAATCATTATAGTCTGCCCCTTTAAATACTTTTTTAATATCTAAACCTAGCCATGTAAAAGCAAGCGAGTGCAGTGTTCTAAAATAGATCATTTGCTTTACATCCAAACCAAGCTCTGTCGCTGATCTATCTCTTGCCTCTGTAGCAGCTTTACGACTAAAAGACATGAAAGCTATTTTAGTAGGATCCATTCCACCTTGAATGCTCTTTTTAATAATATCGATCAGAGTTGTGGTTTTACCTGTGCCCGGAGGTCCAAAGATTGCCGTTTCTTTCATGCCCACTTAGTCCAATCTATAGATTCTTCGCCTGTTTCTATATAGTTTTTTATCATTTCTATATTTCTATTCATTTCTTGATAGAAGACTAACTCTGCTCTTTCTTTTCTGGTCAATGAGAAAGGTTGTTTTCTTAAAGTTTGTTCAACAACTTTAAAAGTGTGTTGATATTCATCTAGAACTTCGATACATGTTTTATATTTTTTTCTCAAAACGGTGCCTCACCAGCTTCTATCTTAATACTTTCAATTTCAACTTCTGAAGCAAACTCTGGGATCCACCAAACACGAATTGTTTTCCAACTGCCTGTTGATGTTTTAAATCTTTTCGTTACAGAACTATCTCCATTGTTTATTTCTTTTAGTCTCTCTTGCACTTGTGCCCTTGTGTAAACGTCAAACTTTTTCTGTCTCATAAACTCCATGAGAGATTCAAGTCTAAAGTAAGTCTTGCTTTCTTCTGCTTCTGTATATGGTTTACCCAACATAACTTCTTCAAAAGTTTGTGCTTGAACTCTACCTGTGCAATAAGTTTCTAACAGAGAAACAAACTGACCTTTGTATGTAAGTTCCTCGGGTACATTTATTTCATTACAATTTTCTAATAAATTATTTATTTGTTCTTCCCATAAACTATCTTTTAATTTAGGAGGCATGAAGTTTAATTGCTCCATACATGCTCTTTGAAATAGTCTCGGAGTTTGTAGTTCATCTGTTGTAAGTTCTAGTCTTCTCCCGCCTATATCCACGAACCATAGTCTAGGCTCCGATAAAATAACAGACAGTCCACTGATCGTAGGCATCGAACTAACACCTATTCCATGTTTTAAAGTTCTACAGACACCTTGGTTACAATGAGAAGACATAGGTTCTTCTTTACAAAGATACTGATACTCTTTCTTCTCTAATGTGTTTTGTATAGCAACAACTTCTGATGCAGTTAAAGGTGGAGTAAAATCTTTTGCATTGTGCTCTTCTAGTTTTGATTTCCAATCTTCGGGAAAAGCTTTTTGTAAAAAAACACCAAGATGAAAAGCAGCTCTATTCCTACCACCTTCAAAAATACCCACCGATAATAAAGAACGTAAACACGGAACATAGTTCGGATACAATTCAACAGGCCCACCAATTGGTAATTTTAAAAAATCCTGGGGATCTGTTTTTATTCTGTGTATTTCTTCGATGAATTCTTGTAATGATGCATCCTTGTACTCTCCTTCTTTTTTGAGTATCGCATAGCGGAAAGTTTGCTCAGAGTCAAAATACGGCAAATTAATGAAGTTACCAACATCGCCCCTCTCGACAAGAACCTGTTCTTGCTTCGGAAATATTTCACACCGACCATGCCCAAGAGCAGCAGATACTTCAGCAGCCTTGTCTCTAAAATCACTCGCATTCATCCACTCCTTGAAGAAAAAGAATATATGTGCACCACCCGATTTACTACGGCACACGATGCACGGAACATTGAATTTCTCTAGTTTATCTATTAATTCATTATGATCAAGAGGGTATTGATCTATATCTAAAGCACCAAACTTACACTTGTTATCTTCATTGATAGGTATAGCACCAACACCTTGTTTACCTTCTATGTGTCTTTGTACTAATTCTAAGGTTAATGGATTTCTTACAATGTAAGACTTTGCTTTTTGTTTGCCAGCCATACGTTGTGTTGATACTTCCGTTTGACCATGTGCTGTTCGAAAGCCTTCAAATGCTTTCAATAATTCTTCTGCTAAATTCACTCTTCACTCCAAAGAAAAAGAGCCGTGACTTGGAGGACGTAGCCACGGCTCTAGTTGTTAAAACGGTACTTCTTCTCCCGACTTGTTCGATGCCATCTCATCGGCAGAAGCGGCAGCCATTTTAATCTCCCCTTTTCTAAAACTTTGATACATAGTCCTAGCCTCTAACATCATAGATTCTAGTTCTTTTGATATCTCAGTCACACGATCAACTTTATAGTTATACCAACTACCTTGATCGTTACTTTCTGCAATAGTCTTAATAGACCATGCAGTTCCGTATAAAGGCATAGGTTTACCCGAAGGTAATCTTATACCATTCTTCATTGTGTTCCATCTACGAGACACTTTTAATTGTGTCTTCTTCATATCAAGAACCGCTGGAGAACTTAATTTAGTTTCGGGATCCATTACTTGTACCAGATGTTGATGAGTTCTTACTAGCTCATTTCCAGACGGAAGAATTTCTGCCGCACCTTCACGAGTTGTAAGAGTTATGTCTCTGTCATCGGGGGATAGTTCTCTTATGAAACCACCACCACTTGATCTAAGTGCGAACTCCAAAAATTTCTTTTCAAAAAAACAAGGTACAACAATCACACCTTCATCTGCTTTGTACACTTGTTGTGACACAGTATTAAAGATGTCTCCTTGTTCTGCTCCCTTTAAATACATACTGTCTTGCTTGTTTAATTGTGGCGATAATGCTTGTAGTATCCTTATAAAAGGTATTTGCATATCATCGGTTGTGAAGTTTTCAAGACCAGCACCTGCCTCTTCTTCAAGTAATGAAGATAAATTAGATACTGCTACTTCTGTCTTTTCTTTTTGTGCTACTGCTTGGGACATTACTGACCTCCTTTTATTTTTGCACGGTTACCAACATAGACTCCAAACGTATCGTAATCGACTTCTTGTCCATTTTCGATTCTGTTCTTTACCCATGTCCTTAGAGTCATCGGGTGTATGTGGGTCTTTTGAGCAGGACTTAGTCCTTGCTTTGATAAATCATCAAGCACGGCTCCCGCTACATTGTCTTGACCCATCCCGAATTGGACGACAACTTCGTTCTTAATTATATCTGCCTCCCCTATAGAACGTAAGAAAGCAAAAGCTTCTGCTTTCTTGTCCTCGGGAATACGAGCCGATACAAATTTATCTACGGAAACTTTGTTGCCATCAACTGTCAGACTTTCAACACCTAACTCTTCCATTAATGATGGTATGTCCTCTTCATCAATGGTTCGCTTTTTGTATTGTAAGTCTTTCAGATATTTTTCGGCATCCTTGACCTGTTTATCGAGGTCAACAGATTGCCTAATAAGTGAAGATAGTCTTTTAGTACCATCTTCTCCAACCTTATCAAATGCTTTAGGGTTGGCAGCTTCTTCTTCAAACAGTGAAAACACATCACTCATATTTCTCTCCTTCTTGTTTAAAGTTTATACCCTTCGGTAGTAGGTACTAGGTTTTATCCCCTAGCTAGATGATTGTCAATAGAATTTATTTGAGATTTTTTCCACAAATATTCTTGCTTTGTTAGAAAAGATATCTGTCCTCCTATTGACCTGTCACTTTCTTCTGACAGTTCCTTGAGCATTGTCCATGTCTTGATGGGTACTGCTACTGATTTCCATTTTTCTGAATCCATTAAATTCTCCCTTTTATTTTTTATGCCTACTATTTAATATAATGTCAAATAATTTCTTATTTTATTTTATACTGCTTTCTCAAAATCTAAATCAGCCTCACATTTTTGTATTGCTAAACTGCTTTCGAAAAGACACCTCTCAACTGCGAACTTCCAGGATCTTGCCGTAATGTCGGGATCGTTAATAAATGTATCTTTGTGTATTCTTTTAGTAATACCACGAACCATGCCCACAGGTAGAAACTGTATTTTTCTTTCGGGTAAACAAACCAAAGCTAAAATATCACAATCGTCTTTTGTGTATGCTCTCTTAGGACTGCCTTTACTTGTTGTAAAACTGTACTGCTTGCCAACACCGACACCTGCTTTATTCCTTTTGTATTTCTCATTCGTATGAGTTGATGTCTTCACTTCAATTCTTAGAGCTATGGGTAATCCATGACCTTTGATCGCAATAAGATCTGTTCCGTCTTGTTTAACCAAGTCACAATGTACACCTAACATTGTTAGTTCAAAAGCTGTAAAAAGCTCTCCAGCCGTTCCCGTTAACTTTTCTGCTCTTATACTTTTAGCCATTCTAGTACTTCCTCTCCTAAAGTTTTGTTTGCAATTTTATCCTTTTCTACCAAGGACTTAACGATGTGTACATCAACTGTATTGGGGCACACTAAATCAACATAAAGCACTGGTTTATGTTGACCTATTCTATGACATCTGTCTTCTGATTGTTTTCTTGATTCCAGGTTAAAGTCATTCGAGTAGTAAATTACATTCGATGCAGCCGTTAAAGTTATACCACGGCCCCCCGTTTGTGCATTACT